TTCATCTGGAATCCCGTGCCAGGTAATGTGCGACCAGCGACATCAACTGAGTAAACAAGATCGATTAGATTATCTGCGGTGAATACACCTGAGACTGCGGTTGATCCAGTAATGCCCGAACCTGCTGCAGTAACAATGCCAGTTGGTTGAGTAGTTCCAGTTCCAACAGTTAGCGCGTTGTTTACTGCGTATCCAAGTGCGTTTCCAGTCTGAGCAGATAGGAATCCAAGAATGTCCACACCAGCATCCTCAACCATTTCACGGCTGATCTGAGTGAGGAACGAATACTTGTATGCGCCAAGCGTTACGAATGAATTGAATGTTGGATCGCTTTCACCAATGGCTGCTGCTTCACCAGATACCGTGCCAACGCTGTATGCGCTAAGGCTTGGGATCTGCAAGTTTTCGCCACCTGCTGTATTAAGCATTGTGGAAGTTTCCAACATTGGTCCCACGTGACGAGCAAGCAAAAGAACCTGATCATAAAATGACGTAGGTACTGGACTGCCCGTGCTCGACTTAAGAACATCGCGCTTCTCAAATGAATGTGAGCGAATTTCGCCACGAGCAAGTGAACGGATTAGTTCTGCATCGTTGATCGCTGGTACAGAAACTTCAGGCCGTGCCTGTGCTTCGTAACCTGCCATTGCTTCGGCAGCGCGTACTTCACGTTCTGTCTGTGCTTTGATGGTTTCGATCGTTGCAGCACGCTGATCCAGGTCAGCCATAATGCGATCGTAAGTTTGATTTTCTTCAGCAGACAGATCGCGCTTTTCATCGGCTGCGGAATCTAGCAATGCTTTTGCTTGTTCCCACGCTTTTGCACGAGCATCCACTTGCTGATTGATGTAATCAGACATATGTAACTCCTAAGTTGTTGTTTGATTTTTACAGAGTCTGCGTGGCTCCACACAGGTAGCAACAGTGGCTCCACTCAATTGCATAAAACTATTATGCCACAAATAAAAATAGGCTCAGTGCCTTCCCCTGCACCGAACCTATTTCTAAGAACAGACTAACGGGTTTCTGTAATTTTTTCCACTCTGGTTTCATCTACTGGTTTAAAAGATTTAATCTCAGCAGATTTTTTCTCACCAAATTCGGCAACTATGGCTTCAGATATAACATCGGCGAAATCAACAAAAACCCCAGACTGAGGATCACCAAGAACCGATAAATAAACTCTCTTGACATTTTCCACATCCATTAAAATACTTTTGCCATTAGATCCAGTTGCTTGCGCTTAAGTTCTAACAGTGCAAAATTACTTGGTTGATCGGCGCGTAGTTTAGAAACAACCTCAGAAATTAAATCAGCGTGTTCCGCTTCTAAAGTTTCCCCTGCTTCCAGTCTCGTGATCGCATCGCTTAAGGCATCTACATCTACGGCGGTGCGTGTAGCAAGAATGTCTAACGATCGAACAGATGCAGTTGTCGCTTGGTAGGCAGGGAAACCAGTAACAATCGAAACCTCGTGCAAACGTACTTGATGAAGTTCGCGTGTTGCTCCATCATCTGACCAGGTATCGCCACGGGGAGGAACGCTAAAACCAAATGACATTGAGTTCACGTCACCACGTTGCATTAGAACCGATAGATCACGACCAGCAGTTGTATCAGGCAGATCTGCTTCCGCAAGTAATCCTCGTGAATCCTCAGACAAACGTAATGTTCCTGCGCGACTAGAACCAAGAACTACATCTGTGTTGTGGTTCATAAATAGTTTGATCTCATTGCGCGACTTTAAGGAACGTTTAAATGCTCCACCCTTGATCACTTCTGTAAATGGCAAAGGTTCTGACGGCGAATCGAACACGGCTGCGTAACCAGTAAAACTCATTCCATCGCTTGCCATTTCCCCTGAGCGAATATCGAACTCAACGCTATTAACACGGCGTTCCACTATCGTTGTCATTTGTTGCCTTTCATCTTTGTTTAAGTTTAATGCAATTGTTTTCCACTTAGTATTTTGTTCAGCGTTACGATCTTGCTGTTCTGCTCGGATACGTTCAACCACGCGTTCGGCATAATCCATAGTCCGCCGTGCCTGTTCTTTAGTTGCTCCCGATCCCCACAAGAAATGTGCGACAACTCCTGCGCTTGGGTAGTTCTCGTTGCTGGGACTAGCGGCAGGTGCATCTAAGTCAGGCATATGTCTTGCGATCCACGCAGCAATCCGAATCCACTTATCATCAGAAACTTGGCCATCTGCCATAAGTCGCGCTTCACGAACAGTCTTATCAGTTAAGCCATCGCCTGCTAATCCGTCTGAATAGAACGCTAAGCCACGGCGCGCAGCAGCACGCATAAAACTAGGGGGACTTTGATTTATTGCCCGTTCATCGTATTCCTCGAACGATCGTGATGATTTTGGATGACCTGCTGGCAACAAATCGTTGTCCTGGACATACGCTGCTCTTTTTGGTTTACCATTTCGCAATAAAAACAAATAAGCATTAACCCGTGCGATCGCCCATTGTCCGCGTGTCATTCCTGGTCGATGAGAAACAGAGAATGCTCCAGCACCCCTGCGATACACAGATTTAACAGAACCAAGTGATGCGCGTGTCCAGTCTGGCCTGTTATCATTAGACATTTCATCATTGTGTTTTTTTACTTTATTTTTTAACGCGGTGGTTGTTGCTTCGTTAAATTTAATTGCACCGCCAGATCCTTTTGCACTTCCCTCTTTATTAGCATCGCTTCCTTGAATCTGATCTTTCATTGGTGCAGGTGCGCGTAAATTTTCCTCATCGTCATTATTCTGATCTGATGGAACTTCTGGAACGTCAGAAACATCTAAAGCGGTGATGCCTAGTTCTCGAAATGCTTCACGGTTATCTGCGTTGTTATCGATTGCAATAATGACGTTGTATTCCTTAAGCAACATTTCTGCGGTTGCTTTCTTAAACTCCACGGAATCAACTGAACTATTTTCTTTCATAAACAAACGATCGTAGTCAATTCCTAAAGAATCTAATTCAGCAACAGTTTCATCACGATCGGCCATAACACGCGCAGTCACAATAAAAATTTCTGTGTCTGTCATATCATCTAAGTAGTTGTATGTCTTTTCTATTAACTGACCATTTGAAATAAGTGTTCCATCAATATCAACTATTACAGCAAGTGGTCCAGATTCTATGCGCTCACCACCAACTTCTATTTGTTCGGAAATTGAAACGGCAACCATCTGATCTATTGCATCCTGCTTCGTAGTATGGCAACCGATAACTTCACCATCATCTTTGATAGTTGCCCATCCCGAACAACCCTCTGCTGTATCCGTAATGAAATATGGCATTAGTCCATCGTCTGCCTTAACCAAGAAACCGCGTGTGAGCCACCTGCGCTTATTGCGTACAACGCTTCACCTGGATTTAGTTCAAGTTCAATACTGTCTAACTTTGCTAAACGTAATCCATTTGAAGTCGTAACTGTTGCACTACCTAAAAATAAATCATTTGTGTTGTCGTCATTGTGAACGTGTAAACGTGATGGATTATGTGAACATCCATCTACTTGACTTCTGCTAGTTCCAACTGTTATCTGTCCAGATGTTATTGCCATTAGTTCACTCCATAAACTGATTCGGGATTACCAGGATCAATCTGTGCCACACCTTGCAACTGAACTGATGGAACTCCAGTATGCGCGATCGCTGGTAAATCTAAAGCAGACAGAACGGCGGCAGGATTAAATCCAGACAGAATCAACTTCTGCGCCATCGTTACGCGCTTGTCTGTTTCTACGAGAGATGCCGCACCCAAATCAACGTTAGCCAATGGAACGCGGTAAACGTCACCCCCATCGACTGGCTGTAAATCCTCGAATCTGCGAATGTCATTAACTGATAAAAACCCTGCTTGCGAACCGATGGAATAGCCGTTCATCCTGGTAGAAAAATCACCGCGTAATAATCCATCAACATTAAATCGAATGAACGCACCCTGCGGTAATAACGTGCTGTAAGCATCTTCCATTTTGGCAATGTATGGTCGCAGTGTATGGGTTACAAAGTTAATGTTCTGTTGTTCCACGGAATTGTAAGACATCGCACCAGCAGATGTAATTCCAATCATCGGCGGTGGCACTCGGAAAATTCTTGCGATCTGTTCCACTGCAAATTTTTGTGAGTCCAGCATTTGCGCTTCATCTGGATTTACGCCAGTGCGAACAAACTTTGCTCCACCTGTAAGGATTCCAGTCTTATGTGCCTTGCGGAATCCTTTGTGACGTGTGTCAAAACCATCCACTAATTCTTTTGCTTGTTCGCGGTTTAATCCATTAGGTGTTTCGATAACTCCCGATGTTGTCGCACCCTGGCCAAAAAATCGAGATGCAAAAGATTGTAATGCGCTAGATAAACCAAGATTGTCTTTAAGTTCCGTCACGCGACTTATTCCGCGCAGTTCGCCTGCCTTACGCATTTCCGTCATATGCAACATATCTTTTGCTGTGACTGGATACTGATTGTTCTCGTCAATTATGTAAAGCAGTTCACGGGTAACTGGTGTCCGCGTTACCTTAACCCGATTCGGATCAAGAACAACAAGATTTGCAATGGAACCAGACTGATCGCGGAAAATACGCACGAATGCATTGCCATCTAACAAAAGCGAAATAAGAACTTGCTGATAATGTTCCGTGCGCAATAAATCAACATCTGGTCGCTGAATCCAACTTGGCTGCGGTCGATACGGTACGCGGTTACCATCTACGCGCAGAAAAGAATCAACAGGAAGTGTTGAAATTGTGTCAGAGATTAAAAGAACACACGCATAAAAGGCATTGATGCGCATAGAAGTAATCTGATCAATGTTCGTTCCTGCTTCCGTAGTGAAAGCGAAAGAATCACCAGCACCCCAAATAGATTGGAAACTGATTGCACGATCCTCTTGTTTGTCATTACTTAAACGCCCAAGCATTATTCATTACCTCTTTCGAATGCTAAACCTACGAGAATGCAACAGACACCCGTTGCGACAATTCCTAAAGGCAAACTAAATAAACCTAGTCCCAGAGAGATGCAAACAAGTCCGACTAATTGCAAAATTGTGGCTAACAAAAAACACTCCCTAAAAACTAAAGAACTGTGGGACAACAGGTTCATCACGCGAAACAGTTGCCCTGTCAAATCCAATGATACTAGCAACTGCCGCGTCAATCTTGCGTGGCGATCCGCGATGTTCTTTAACAATGCGTGGTCCAAGTCGATCTGTCTTGACAACTGCGTTAGATAGATGCCTTGTCAATAATGCGTTCCCATCGTGAGTTAGTTTTCCAGAGACAACCGCATCATAAAATTTTGCACACGCTGGAACCATACGAGCAGGTGAAGTTGATGGCCACTCCACTACGGGAAAACCTGCATCATCTAAAACTTGCATTGTTCGTTGCCATCTAAAAGGATCGCAGGCGATCTCTCGAACATTATGTGTGCTGCAAAATTCGATGATCGTGTTCTCGACTTCGAGAATGTCCACGCGCCAATCATCGTCATCATCTGGTTGTTTTTCCCACGCTTTAACCATAAAGACATAGGGCTGATCCTCTTGCGTTACTCCAATGATTACAGACGCATCGCCAGAGAACGAACCATCAAAACCAAGTACGACAGGAACATCTGCATCAACTACGCGTTCGATTGCTAATGGTTCCCAGGATCCGTTAGGTAACCAGGACAGTTGCGAACTAACCCATTGATTACAACGCTTGGTTCTAAATTCTGCTTCAGGTGTTCGCTTAACCATCGCAGCAAAATCTGCTGGATCATTAAGATCACCGAATGCTGGGTTTGCTGCTTTCCAAGTTTTCTCAATAGTGTGATCCGCTTCATTCTGTGCTTCCCACCACGCCATAAAAAATGTTGGGTCATCGACTTCACCAGCAGCAACCCTTTTTCCATACTGATACAAACCGTATGCAGTTGAGTCTTGTCCAGTCGCATCCGACTTAACACCAGCAGTTGTAATTGCAATCGCCATAGGTTCCCTGCGCGCACCCATACCCAACAACATCGTGTCCCAGAGTTCCCGATTGGGTGCTGCGTGTAGTTCATCAAAAATTACCATTGTCGGTGATAAACCCTCTTTAGTAAATGCTTCGCTAGAAAGAACGCGGTAAATTGAACCTGTCTCTGGAACTTCTATTGCATCGCGATACACCTTACAGAGTTCTGATAGTTCGGGTTCCGCTTCAATCATTTTCTTAGCATCACCAAAAACAATTCTTGCCTGTTCTTTATCGGCAGCGCAAGAATAAACCTCACCACCCTGGGCACCCATAATCAATGACCATAAACCAATGCCAGAACCTAACGCACTTTTGCCATTCTTTCGCGCCATCCCGATTAGGGCTGTTCTGTGTTGGAATTTTCCAGCAGAATTGACGGCGAATAAATTTTTTAACAATTCGATTTGCCACGGTCGCATTTGCATTGGATCACCTGAGTAACCTGCAACTGTTTCTTTAGTCTGGATCGCAAACGTGTTAATAAAATCTACAACCTCAAGGCCACGAGATTTTTTCAACGCAGTTTTATTCACTGGCGTAATCCAGGTTGATGGCCAGGATTCAATTTTGGGTGGCACGCGCTTTTAATTCCTCTAGTTTTGATTGTCGCTTAACTTCGGCAACACCTAGCCGTGTTCGATCTGTCGGCGTGAATCCTAGTAAGGAAAGATTTGCAACAAGTTGTCGATCTAATTCACGCAAGGCTTTGCGTTCATCTGGTCGATTATTTTGCATAACTTGAATCCGCAAGTTCCAGCGTTCATCTAATAGTTCGCAAGTCATAAGTAATAAATCTATGTCAGTTGTGGGACTAATCCAACTTTGACCCATCCCCCACACGCGTTCCCATAATTGTTTGCCAGCGAATAGCAACGGCCGATGCGGATCAGGAATGCTATAAGCAGACGGCAGTAAAACCATTTCACCCTGACTGGGTAACGGCCGTTTGCCAGGATTCCCGATCATCCTTTTTTGTTCAGTTGGCTTGGGTGGTCGGCCACGCGGTGTCATTCCATCCAACCTTTAGTTTGTTTTACGTTCAACTAATTTTAGTTTGTATTTATTTTCGTCAGGCAAAACAAAGTCTGGTTTTTTAATAAGTGGAATATCTTTGAATCTGTTGTAATTAACAAAATGATGAACTCTTTTATAACGCCAAATAATTTTAGCAACATCGGGATGGGCATCAACTAACATTTTTGATTTAGGCAATGTCCCCTCCTCTGAATAGAACGCTTCCGTGTTTCCACCGATCATTTTTTGGGTAGTCATTTTGTATTGTAGAAATGCAAAAAAAACAACATTTTGCCAATAGTTACTTTTTAAAATGTCTAGTGACAAAATCGTGTCCTCGTTGTACCTACCGCGCCACCTGTAAGGCAAATCGTTGCGAATTAAATTGCAAGAATAAACACGGGTTCCAATTTCAAACGGTGGTTTCTTTTCTCGACTTGGTGCAAACATCCAGTAATGGGGACCTGCCATTGCAATATTCTCGTAACGTGAAACAAAATTTTCCATCGCGTGAAAGATAGTTCCATCGCCTACGGGGATGCGCTGGTTTTTATGTAGTCGTGCGAATAAGGAAATGTTGTCATCCATAGTCCAGTGAAACTTATGTCCCTCGGAAATTGAAAGTTCCCATAAAAAATTTCGCGCTGGACCAGAACCCGAAGATTGTCCCTCTTTTAATTCCATCAAGGGATCAAATGTTTTTTTGTAAATCGGATCCAGGATTAAAATTTTTTCAGCAGGAAAGAAT